CTCCAAAACACCATACATTTTCAATATATGTCATTGCCATAAAAATATTTAACTCTTCTTTTGTTTTAAATTTTTTAGTACCTTGTGGTCTTTGCATAATCCTCATACCAATTTGACCTAAAAACTTATCTTTAAATCTATCAACTAGTTCATCACTTGACCTATATCTAGTACCCTTAATCTTTGGATCCATAATATTAACAAACATATATTTTGATTTACTCATTGTCTTTTCTGCAACTGGAAGATAAAAACTATCTCTCCATTGCTCATACTCATTAAACTTAAACCAAGATTGATTCTCTTCTTTCTCACCACCTTTATTATATTGTTCAGTACTAAAGTAAGGTGGACTTGTAAATGCACAATCTATTTCTGGTAGTTCGTTATAAGGTAAATCTTCTGCACCACAATTCCATATCTTAACAGTTTTGTTTTTAAAAAATTTACTATATTCTTCTATCTGTTTCTGATATATTTTATATGTATTTGGATTAGGATCACAACCATAATAATGTGTTGCATTACTGGCAAAGAAACCAGCAAGTCTATCTCCCCAACCACAACTCGTATCTAATACTGTTTCTGCCTCGGTCATATCGTATATTGTTTTTGCAACAACTGGTTTAAATTGTGTTGCAATATATGTACCCAATCTTATTGCTTCTCTATAACTACCTGGCGATAAATCTTTACTACTATTCACACCTCTCCATAATGCACCTAAACACTTCCATATATCTTTTGCATTACCATTTTTAAAAACTTCAATTGGTGCTCTAAAACTATAACTTGAACAATTTAATCTTAACTCTTGATGAAAATAATTACTGCACTTATTATATATTGAAGAAGCGTCAATTACTCCTAAACCATATTTTGAATATGGATACTTATAGTCATCATATTTTTCAAAGACATCTTTATGACTTTGTTCTTTAGGTATACAAATTTTACTAGTATTAAATTTACTTAATTGTATTATATTGTTTTTCATATCATCATATGAAATATGATTTAAAGGAAATTCTGGTCTATGTTCAGCAATATATTCTGATAATAGTTCTCTAAATTTTTCTTTACCTATTTCATCTGTCCAATTTTTAAATTGAATAGAGTCCATAATAGGCAATCTATTTTCGTCTGCGAATTGTTTAAGGTCTAGGTTTTTCATTGTTCCACATTAATAATAATAGTAATGGTATTATAACACACAAAGCAGATAAAGTCAATGCAAGTAAAATTGTCATACAAAAAACGGATTCACTTTCTTTAATCTCTTCTCTATGTCTTTAAAATAACTCTTTTCTCTTTCTATCAAGTAATACTTACGACCTTCTAATAACGCCGCTTCACCAGTAGTACCTGTACCTGCAAATGGATCCAATACTGTTCCATCTTTAGGTGTAACTAACTTAACAAGATATCTCATTAACTCTAATGGTTTAACTGTAGGGTGTTTTGTATCTGATTTTTCTTTTTTACTTGCCTTAGCACAATAGAAAAATCTTGCAACTGAACCATCTTCTCTTACTTGTGGACCTGCACCAAAGTATTCTTCTTTCGCTGTCTTTTGTCCACCTACTTCTCTACCCATATTACCATATCCTGTAACTTTAACACTCGGCCAATGTCCTGCTGTTTTTTGTTTAGGAAAACTTTCAATCACTTCATCTGATCCATCGTGTATAACATTGGCAGGATATCTACCATCTATTTTTTCTCCTGTACCTGCTTTCTTTAAACCTAATTTGTAAATTGCTTCTTTATGTTTTTTAGGTTCTCTTCTGTTTTTAGTTGTGTCCCATTGATATCCAGGCACTCTACACTCATCTATGTTTAAATTTTTATTAACACCCTTACGTGCCATTACAATAGGTTCACACGCAGGTTTTAAATAGTTTTTTCTTTTAGGAAAACCACTACCATATAACCATTGTATCATATCAAATATTTCAAACCCAGCGTCTTCTACTGCAACTGCCATTCTATGATAGTTTCTAGTGGCAGCAAAAGATAGTAGTACTGCACCTGGTTTCATAACTCTATATACTTCTTTCCAAAAATCTTTATTAAATGCTATATCACCACCATCCCAAGTCTGTCCCATAAATCCTTTTGCCGCTCTATGATAAGGTCCATTACGACCTTCTTTCTCATCTTTATTATTAATACCTTTTTGACCTGGTCCAAATCGTTTAAGTATAGACGCCAAGTGATACGGTGGATCAGTTACACACGAATCAAACGTATTGTCTTCAAGTGTTTTTAAATGTTTTAAACTTTCTTCATTAATTAACATACATTACCGATATAAATTTTATTACAAACAACCATAATACTAGTGTTGCAAATTTCATTTTAGTCATTGCTAAAACTTCTCCTGTTCTATAAGCAAATACTATTGCCATAGCAACTGCAAATGCGTCAAACATATTAGCCAAAGAACGCCTCCAGACTTGCTTTCTTTTCGTGTTCCCAACCTATTGAATTTAATATAAATCTCATAGGGTCTAGGAAAGTCTTTTCAAATTGTAATTCATAATCAACATATTCTTTTAAGTTAAACTCTTTTGGTAATTGAGTTACATAACTAATCACATCAAACTTAAATGGATTTGCTTCTAACAATTTAATAAATTTAATCTTATCTCCTTCTTGAATATAAGGATACTTATTCTGTAATTTAAATTGTTTTATTTGATGATTATAAATCAATGCACCCTTAACGTGTATAGGTGTGCCTTTAATAAACACATCTTTACTACTACCATATTTTCTCATATTATTACAAGACCTTGGAAATGATATCTTCTCTGGAGGTAATTGCATAAATTCTTTTTTAAAATCTGCAATGAAAGTATGTAAATCAGATTCTTCTTTTGACATAATTATTTTAATTGCTTCTTTAATCTTACCTCGGCATACTTGTGGAGTTGAAGATTTAATTGCCTCTATACCCATAATCTTTAATTTAGGTTCAGATAATCTCACATCTTCCTCGTCTAATACATTTAACATATATCTTTTTTTCGCAACCCATATACCTTTGTTCGCAATAACTTCACGTGCCATAACCATTGCGTTCTTAAATGCGTTAGTATAATCTGCAACATCTTCAAATTGTTTTGCAATAAAAGGTTCTAATTTATTATCACATACCTTAGCAAGAAAATCACATACTTGTTGGTCTGTTTTATTTTTACAAGTCTTCTCTACAAGTTTATCAAACGATACATAAATTGAATCTGTATCAGACGCTAATATATAATCTACTTCATTGTGTGTTTGTAATATTTGATTTAGATATTCATTTACTTTTTGTTCTATATTTCTTATAATATATTGACCTGCTGTAGTTACAGCACTTGCTTGTGCTATATCATAGTATCTAAAGTATTGATTACCTATTGCACCATAACAACTATTCAACGCAATCTTTCTTGCCCATTGTACGTTATGACACCTAGCAATTTCTTTTTTTAATTCTGTTGTTGGATTATTTTGATATTCTTTCTTTGCTTTTAATTCACGTTTCTTATATATCACACGGTCTTTATAAATCTTTTCAATCATTTCAGGTAAGAAACCTTGATTATCATTTTTAAACATTGCACCGTTAGGTGTTATACACGCACCTTCTGTTTTTAAATAATCTAGGGGTGTCTTCTTATCAAGCATTTTATTCACAGAAACACCAGATGGTTTAACACCTAATATCTTTTCGGGAGAAATATTATATTGTACAATAATATGTGGATAAAGAGAGTTGATATCAAAAGACACCACCCATTTTTGCATACCCAATCTAGGTTCTTTCACATACGCACCTTCATACTTGGTGTCCTTTATGTGGTCTTCCCTAGGTGGTACACAAATCTTTTTTGTCATCAAGTGGTTTGCAATTAATGTATCCCAAACTCTTACCTGTGAAAAAATATCGTTATAATTTACTTTAGTTTCATATGCAAAGGTTAAAGATAAATCAATTAGACCTAACTTGTCTTCTAAACCATCAACTATTTCAACGTCTTGAATATTATACTCTACAAATTTTTGATAATCTTTTGTATAGAAATCTTTAAAAGTATCATATGGATTTTCTATTTTAGTTTCGCCTAGTTCTACTTCACCTATATGAGATAGTCTATAACTCTCTTGTCTTACTGGTATAAACCATTTATATAAATCAAGATAATCTAACATTGCAATTCCATACAATGAATAATATGTATTAGGTCTACCTCTTACAATTATTTCTTCTTTATGAATTATGTTCCAAGGCGACATTCTATTTGAAACTTTAGCACCTGCAACTAATTGAATTCTATTCATTAAATAAGGTAAGTCAAAGAATTTAGTATTCCAACCTGTAATAACATCTGGATAATTCTTCAACCAGAATTTCATAAACTCCATTATTAAATGTCGTTCATCTGTACATTGAATA